GTCCGGATCCCCGGGATCCATCAACTTCGTTATTAAAATACTAATCCCCATGGAAATAACAGCCTGTATAACAATATCAAGCACAAAAACAGCCGCCTCAAACGCAAAAGTTTCAGCTGTTATTCCAATTGCTTCTATTATTTTTGTAGCTATTGCGGTTGTCGATCCAGCTAAAACTGGTAAAATTTGAACCTCTTTGCCGCGAATATCCATAAAAAGAAAGTTTTCCTTTTCAACTTGCTCTCCGTCTACAAATATGGCAAAACAATTATTTTTACTTTTTAATAAAAAATTCTTTAACTTGTGGGTGTTGTGCTCTAAAGCACTAAACAGCTCTACAAAGTTCCTCACATCTAGATCCCACTTTCTTCCAAGTAGAGATCCTAGCCACCCTTCTATTGTTAGTGTTGTCATGCGATGGAAGAAAGAAGATGACGGGTTGCCATTAATCCTCCTTCTTTGTTTCGAGTTATACTCTGATTATTTGGTGTGTTTTGTATGATAAAATTATCCTTGGTTTTATCCCCACTGCTCATCGCAACTGAAATTATTTTACTTCCAACCAACAATCTCCCATAAGCTATAGGCACAACGTCTCCCTGTGAGGCTACATTTTGGGGGCCCGTAAAAAGAAAACTACTTGTCATTCTTCTGTCCGGATCCCCGGGATCCATAATAGACTCAACAAGCAAAGATATACCATAAGAAATTAACGCATACCCACCAATCACAATAAGCGCAGCAATCACATATTGGACGCCCACCTCAAGGGCCGCATACCACGCCAAATGTGCCGCCAAATAACCTTTTACCGCTAGCACCGCTTTTATAAAAGCAGGGATGACCACGGCCGTTCCGGCTAATACTGGGATAAAATGAATGCTTTTTTTGACCCTTATATGCAAAGAAGCCGTGTTTTCCACGGGCTTACCGTCCACCATAACCACATACTGGTTTTTGCTTTTTATGACAGAACCCAAAAAGTTTCCCGTATTAGCTTGTATAGCCCGCAATGCATCAGCTACCGTGCGAACCCCGAGCTTCCACTCTTTGCTAATGTTGGCTCCTAGCTCACCTTCTAAAAATACGGTAATCACACTACATTATACACTTTTAAATTGAAAAATAAATCGTTTCCTCTGTGTGGGGATCATGAAAAGCAAAATTTTCATCGTACACAGAAAAAACCAAAAAAGGCACTAACGAATTTCTACACAACTCCCTGTCCAGAATACTTAGAACAGCCGGACCTACAGGATGAGAATGAAAGCAAAACCCTATATTATATTGGTTAAAAATTTTAAAATAATCGTTTGGGTCTATTAAAAAAGTATTTTTTACATCCTCAGCGATATTTTTGAGAAAAAAAAGGCTACTGCCATTACCTAGCCCACATATTTCCCTTGTATCCGCTAAAGATAACCGCGAAATAAGCTTTAAAAAATTTAACTTAACGGGTATATCGGTATGCTTCAATTGACGGAAATCCTCCAAAAGGCAAGCCACTTTTCTTAGCAAACTCACTAAACCTTAATTGACACGAATGTAACGTTTTTCCGCATTGATCCTCTACCCAATATTCAGTCTTGTAGCGCGGATCCTGCGCAGAAAAATGATCCTGAATACATACAAAAAATCTATTTGGCGCCCCCAACGCATCAACAGTACTACCCTGCGGCTTATCTAAAGCACTAGGCTTACTCGGCTTCACCCTCACAAAATTGCCTTTTGTATAACCTACGGAGCCATCTGTTCCATCAGCTAATGTCCCCCCTACCGTTGGGGTAATCAACCCTCCATAATTCACAGTCCCCGCCGCACCGTAATTGTTCTCGTCGCTAGAAAGGGTAGTCGCGCCTTTATCAGCCTTAGAACTTAATGTAATCAAAGAACCATCGTCAAACTTAACCGTCCTTCCTTTGTTTATTGCGGCCGAGAGAGCAGTAACGGTCACTGAAGTAGCCCCATCGCTAGCAGACCCATTAGTAGTGACAGTAATGAAACTATTTTCGTCATAATCATAATTCCACATTATCTGACTTAACCCATAACCCCCGGCGCCCCCAAATTCTTTATCGTTTTCATCGGCCACCGGCACCCCTAAATTAGCCTCCAAGGGGCCGTTCGGAGGATTGCTATCATCTATATCGTCCCTTATAAAATAATCCCTAGAAAATTTGTTGAGTATTATGGGCCCCCCCATATCTCCCCTTTGTCCGTATTTACATCCTATGCCCCGATAGGTCCATGGACAATAATTCGCAATCATAATACGCGCAGGAAGCTTGTAATTTTCCACCTCTAAGGGTGAAATTAACTCAAACTCCACAAAATATTTATTTTCTGTGACCTTTCTATTAAACACATAAATATCATCATCAAACCTCGAGGTAGGGCTAGAGGTAGCAAAAGGGTTGATGCTATCAGGAAAATTAACTTCATCGATAAATTTTAAAAATATTCTTATTCTTTTAAATTGTCGCCCAACCAAATCATCCCTTCTTTTAATTAGATCTGTAATGACCCCCTTTGGGTTAGCCACCACCAATTTGGGGCGCGGTAACTTTCCATCCCCACGGCTCTCAAAGCCATCTACCTCAAAGGGGATCGAGTGATAAGTGTGAGGAACCAATGTTTTATCTGGCGCTTCCTCTGACAAAATGATATCTTTATCAACTATTTTTCCGGAATGAAACCTTTTTATCCCATCAGATCCACTTAGTTCCACCTCATATAATTCTATGATTGTGTCTGGAAGCAGATCTGTTATTGCTGCGTTATGTGGTTGTGTTGCCATGTTTATTTAAAATGAACTGGGCCAGCGAAACCATTTCTATCAATTCCTATAAGATTATTGGTGGAATCTATTATATTTGATGTTGCGTCCAGCGTTTTTATCTTTAAGTATTTATTCATTAGATATCCATTAACGGACCTTCTTTCGGCTTGAGTAAGTCCCCTGCTATATATTAAAATCTCTGCTATGGCACCATGAAATCCTATTTCCTGATTAGTAACGGAGACTTGGCTTGCTCCTATGATTGGCGTGGTCATAAAATTAAATTGATTTTGCGCGAAAGACTCTCCACCGCACCCCCAACCATCATTAACAGCTTCATACCTTAAAGCTCCGCCCACGTTAAATGCCCTTAAATTATAAGACCATGCCCGATATCTGGACAGGCGTACAGCATTATTATCATGTATCCAATCATAAAAATTAAATATACTGGTACCAGTCAAACCCATCGTCTCCTGTACCGCCCGGGTTCTGCGCCCATAATACTGGGTCATTGTCTTGTTGTCGAGATCCGAAAATCTAGTAAAACCAGTTTTATAAGTGGGAAACAAGGTCACACCATCCGTAGGCGCAAAAACTATCCCCGTACTATCTCCTGTTCCCGACACAATCCATTTGTCCGGATACAACATATAAAAAATTTCAAAAGAATTCATGATAGACGATAACTTCATCCATCCCTTGGTGCTCTTCAATATATCTCCACCGTACAATTTGCCAGTCAATGCAACCGGGGACCCTGAAGCCGTAGCGTTAGATGTCAGGGTAAACTTTGTATTATTTTCAAAATATATCGTGGTCCCGCTAACTAAACTTGTCGTCAAAGAAGCTACCGTAAGAGAAGTATCTCCCTCGTTGGCATTAACATTTACCGTCACGTCGTTTTTGGTGGCCCCCGTTAACTCAAAATAATCGGCAAGACTTGCGGATAATGGCTCAAAATATACATAGTTTTTAGCGTTAAAATACTCGTCGGTCAACGGCGAAGGGTTCGTCGATCCCGTAGCGCCCGGCTGAGACGTGTGAGCTGCGGTCGCCGCAAAAAAGGTAGGCCTCGAGCCTGCGGTACTTTGTAGCAAAAAAACATTAGTAGGATCGTTTTTAGACCTCCATTTTTTTACGGCTGTGTTATTAGTGATTGTACTGTCTGTGGTATCTAAAATATTAGTAGTATCTTGAGCATCAAATTGGGCTACCAACCCTTCAATATCCGACGGTTCAAATGCCCTCGGACCAATAAACAATAATTTGCCCCGATAATTTGCAACGGTATAGTGGGCAGTCCCGCTATAATCTAAAATACGAATAGCACACCCGGGCAAACCCCCAGCCTTACCCCCCCCGTCTCCCACCTCCAAGCCAAATAAATCTAATCCTTCAACAATTTCCCCTCCGATCCCTCGTGCGCCCCAATTTCCTCCGTTTCCTCCTGCAGAAAATCTGATCTGATTCGTACTAGCAAACCCTCCACCATACCCAGCTATTGTACCAACACCGGCTCCTGTTTTACCGCTTATTTTGAGTACATTCGAGTCTAAAGTTAAAATAGTATTCTCTCCAATCGTCCCCTTAGCCTGAGGCATTTTTCCGGGCTGAGCAACTATTCCCACCTTGACATTCTGGTTACTAAAACCCTGACCGCCCCCTCCTGATCCTCCATAATGATGACCAGCCAAATCTTGAGCGCTTAGGCTCCATCCATCCATCCCAGCCCCATCACTTCCCTCCGGAGTAATACGATTAAGTATAAGATCCTCCCAGTTACTTCTGTAATCAGCGTCTATATCACCAAATATACCCAGAATTGCGGTTTCTATATGTTCGGGCATAGCGGTATAATTTGCATACATGTGTTTTAAATTAGCCTCCCTCTCTTTAGCGGTGCGGGCCATATATGTGCTTGGGCCTCCCTTTGTATCTGTTAAAGTAATCCCGGCCTGTGCATTAAACCTATCTCCCCCTCCGCCTCCACCTCCCCCACTATAGATCATAGCTTTAAAGTCTTTTTGAATTTCAAACTTGCTAATATCTTTATGGGTAATCCGAACGGCGTCTCCACCGGGGTTTCCGACCTTAGGGTTTATAAAAATACCCGCATCTGCGCAGTCGGATGCCCGACACGCCGCATCCCGTGCCTGCGGCAGGATATATTTTAGGGTAGGCTTGTCGGCTTCATCGGAAGCAGGTCTTGTCGCTATAAAAGTATACCCTCCATCGCCCCCATCTCCCCCTTTGCCCACTACAGAACTTCCTGCTTTCATTATCAAAATAGTAGGTGTTTCTGCCAAGGGCTTTTGGGTATTAGGGTTAGTTGGTCCCGCGTCCGCTGGTTGCACTACCCCAGTAATAAGCTGATAGCCGTTTTCCACGGCCCCTAAATTTGTCGAGCATGTTCCTTCCGTTGCGTTAGCAAGCGGCGAACTTGCCACAACTGCCACTCCCGCGATAGATGTGTCGCCTGCACTAGCATCAGCATCAAGAGTGAAAGTGTCGTCTCCGAAATAAACAATGTTTCCGTTTTCTAGCAATGTCCTTACCGGCTCAATGGTCATTGTAGTGGCCGCATCTGCGAGTGAAGCACCAAGCTTGACATCAACAACTTGCTTTGTTGTTTCGGCGCCTACTAGCACATTTTGAGGCATCACATATTGTACGCCTGTAAAATTCTCACCGTATATTCCGGTTTCTGGGTTTTGGGTGTCTATATAATACCCCGGCGACACAAGGGTTTGCTCAACCATGTTTCTGTCTATAAGCGCCTGATCAAAAAGGCCGCTTAAATTAATATTGGTTTGTAAATGGTTCAAATATATAATCAAAGGCTGCTTTGGCCCCGTAGGAATCTTAACCCTATCTTGGGTATAGGTAGCCGAATTGGGAGTTAACCCTGTTGCAACATCTGCAGACACAGCAGCATTTAAATCATTTGTTCCGCTCGCATATACCCACAGTGACCCACTTACAGGAGTATCGATAGGCTGAAATTCCGCCCTGATCCTATAATAGTAATCCTTATTAAAAGTTATTAAAGGGTCGCCGGTATGCAAATAAGTGGCAGGTTGCCGTATCCCTGTATTATTAGGGTCTTGGAATAGAGGCGGTCCTATCCGGTTCGGCACCATGTTCGAGGCTGCCGAGATAGCCTCCACTGCTTCTCTTGCCAAACTGGGAGGCACCATTACCCCGGTGTACAAATTGGTAGTAAGAACCTCATTGTTGACGGGATCCAAATCTGTTACTTCTTTATAGTTAACATTTACATAATCCACCCCAGTCCAATTACTAAAATTATCCGAATGCTGAATATAATAACGAGTACCGTAATACCCCGTGCGCGGTACTTCCCATTTCAAAAAATTTCGCGCATAACCAGAACTACTGTCGTAAAGCCCTGTCTTTATCAAAAATTTTTCAGGGTGTCCCGGGTTGTCGCCCTCATGCCCCCTAAACGGATTAACCTCCCATCCCGTTACATAGCCGGTTATTCCCATCGTTATGGGGCCGCTAGCATCAACTACCCCATCTTCGGCCGTTCTGCTAGTTATTTGAAGAGTCGTAACATAAGAACCACTAATAAATGGGCCGGTCGAATCATAAGCGCTTGGGCCAGAAATATTATCCATCATTCCATTAAAATAAAATGGTATGAAAGCATTGTCCCCGGGTTTAATAAGGATAGGTTCGTCTATTCCGCTGGGAAACTCAAACGCCTTAAAAGGTTGTTGGTTTGGATTCAAGGAAGTATCCTTGCGTTCAATCCGCGTTTCTATAGTGTAAGCCCCACTGTTGCTTAAATAAAAGCCCGTCCTCATTGAAAAACCAGTCACCACATAGGTCCCCAAACCTGTATTTCCCACAAAATCCGTTCCCTCTCTACGCTGTACGGGAGACAAAGAACCTCCATCAAAAGTATGGGGGGCGCCGGGGGTGACAGCGGCGAGGGCGACCTTATCCATAGGTCTATTTACAACCGTTATCAACGTATTGAATTGCTGCGGGCGATCTAAATAGTCTACCGGAAACTCCAAAAAATCCACTCTAATATTATTATTATCTTTAAATTTTAGAGTGTGGGTCCATTTTTGACAAATAAAGACCTTGTCAGTGAAATTATAAGGATCTGGTAATGTGAATCGAATAAGATCGCTTCCTCGATGATGCTCCAAAAAGTGAACCATAGCTTTGGCTTCATCCTTCATTCGAACATAAAAATCATTATGCAACTCTTGTTTGCCAAAGCGGGGGGACTGCTGAATCTCAAGGCCTTTCTCCACATCAAAATAGAAATCGTCCTTAGTCCATAAAGTGCCATTTCCTGTGGGGCTATTATATTTATCTGAACTAATGCCTGTTGAAGGCGCCTCTCCCGTGAAGTAATACCATCCGGATTGAGCTGGAGTTAAGAGGTCGGCTGTACGCATCAAAAAAGCCATATCATGTTGATAATACTTTTGTCCCGTTGGATTATACTTTTGTCTGGTGCCGCTCCAAGGAATAGCGAAGCTTTGCCAATCGGTTAATGATTTTGTTTCATTGAAAAAAGTAGTGGAAACCGTATTAACATCAGGAGCATCGTAATGATGGGCGAAGTTCTCTACAAAAAAACGAGCTTCAAGGTTATAGGGCTCAAACGGAGTCCACTGAATGCCTGTATATCCCCCGCTAGCCTGCTCCCCTTTATTGAAAGAATCGTCAAGCAAATGCAATAACGCTTTTGTTTCGCGGTCCGTCCTTTTTTCAAAAGGAACATGAAACTGAACTTTTAGTGCATTTTCGCTTCTGT